TTTCTGAGTAGGTTCCCGCGCTAATGACAACACCGTCAGAGAGGTTTCCTCTCTTAACCCAAGTGCTAATTGTCCACTTTTTCAAACTTCCGGCAGAACCGGGAGTCCTCGTCAGTTTTGCAGAATCGTCATCATTGAACCGCAACGACTGTTCTATGTCGTAGCCAGTATCACCCTGACCAGACGCGCCAGCAAGTATGTTATTAAATATAGGCATTAGGAGTAGTTAAGAGTAGCCACCGCATGAATGTTAGTTGCGTCAAAAATAACGTAATCAATTCTATCTACCGCTCCCGCTGTCGTAGTCAATGTAGGTGCAGTTCCTCCTGCAAAATCCCAATCGGTTCCCCAACTGGCTGTCCTTGATCCAGTACCATCCTGTGTAATAAAGATGCTACCGCTCTGCCCTGCCGTATCATTAGATGGATTAGCAAATGTTCTATTACCGGCTAATGTGACAGAGAAGTTATTACTGTCAGCCATGTCAATAGTTATTGTCGCGCCATCTGAAAGAGCCGTAATTTCTCCACGCTGTCCTGCCGTCCATGTATTAGCAGTGCCGACTGCGGCTTTAGCGTCTATCTGTGTTTGAGCGTTAGAACTAAGAGAATTAATGTACTGGAATTCTGTGCTTGTTACAGAGCCATCAGCAATCTTGGTAGCATCAATAGCCGCGCTTGCATTGATGTCTGCGTTGACAATAGCGCCGTCCACAATGCTCGCACTAACGACAGAATTACCGGCTAGTTGATCCGCGCCTACTGCATCATCAGCAATCTTTGCTTGAGTAACAGCGTCATCAGCAATGGTCGCTGTTGGAATCTGTTTCCATGCTACACCGTTAGTTGCAGAGGAATCGGCCAACAAGGAGTAATCATTAGTACCAACCGGCAATCTCGTTTCTGAGTCAACCGTGTTGTATACAAGAAGATCGCCCTTGGTAGTCAGTCGGTCAGGGGCAAGAACGTCTACCTTCTGCCATTCATTAGATGCGCTAGAGTATTTAAGGTATTGGTCGTTTGTCGCGGCTGTTGCGCTAACTGCCTGCCCCTGAATTTTGACTACGCTTACCGCCCCTGCGTTAGTCATAGTAGCGTCACCAGAAAGGGATGCGGCAGTAAATCCTGTGCCGTCACCAATAAGAATCTCTGTGTCTGCTACTGCTTTGTCAGAGGGTACGCCAGAAGAGTTAGCATCTCTAACCTTAACCGTGTTAGCCGCCATATCCGCCAGTTCAGCGTTGGCTACACCACCATCTTTGATTGTAATTTCACCGGATGATGCGGCAAAGTTAGCAGAGTTAAACGATGCCACACCTTTGTTAGAGGTAGAAGCATCTTCACCCGCAATGGTTACTGTAGTTCCTGTGGCTGATGTATCAATGCCCTCGCCACCAGTAATCGTAAGAGCCTCAGAGTCAAGGTCAATGTCGATACTGCCACTGTCGGTAGTAACGTCTAGGTCTTGCGCTGTAACCTGTGAGTCTACATACGCTTTGATAGACTGTTGGGTGGCAAGTTTGACATTAGAGTCAGATGCCATATCATCTTCATCTTTAATGCCTGTTACCGTGGCCCCATCTGCGGCAATGTTTACAGAACTAAACTTACCAGTAGATGCTGATGCCGCTCCAATGGCTGTACCGTCAATAGAACCGCCATCAATATCTACAGTATTAGATGTTACCGGGGATATTGGTAGCGTAATCCATGCATCATTAGCCTCGTTTCTTATCTTTATAAGGTTGTTGGTTGTGTCAAACCATATTAACCCTGCTGAAATTGAGGTAGATGGTGCGGAAGAACTGGTATGAATTGCGTTTACCGCTATATCAACAGACGGAAACGAGTTCTTTAGAACAGATTTAATTAAACGAAGATGATCGTCACCCTGCGATACATTATCTGTAGCGCCGGGATTTGTATCAACAAGTCCGTTTAAATAGGTTGCGCTTTCTAATCCCATTAGTAATACCCGCCTGTGTTCATCACCCTAAGAGCGGAACCAGAATGTCTATCCTTGTTATCCTGCTCCTGTAAAGTGTTAATAGATTCAGTCAATGCCGTAGCCCATAGTTGAACCCTAGCATCGTTCATAAGAAAAGGCTCCGCCTCTAGCAGAGTCCCATACAAATAAACATCTGGCGCGTTAGTAATTACCCAGTTGGTTGGGCTAGAATCACTAAGAGCGTCAAATGTTTTATAGTACAACATACTTGTGGTATATACAGATGCAGGAGTTGGCCCTAACACAATGTTTTCACCAATAATAGTATATACCTCTGGCCTACCGGAATCACTACCCGCATGAATACGATTCATAATTTCAGGCGTAACATACTGCAACTGAACAAGTGGATCACCTGTTAAGTGTATATCACGCATCTGAACGTAGCCTGTAGGCAATGCCATTGTCTTCGTTCCTGCTACAGTAGAAGCAGATGTATCCAAAGTTTCCATAGCGCGGATACGCAAGGAGCGGTTAAACCGCGCCTCACATAGCCCGATAAACTCTGGTATTCTGGCGGTCAGATCATCTCTGTCCAACCAGTTAGCCACAGCCGTCTGGAGAGTTGAATACGTATTAATGGCCATTAACTATTCTTGCTCTTAAACCAAACAGAGTTGTTCACAATAGGCTTCTGATCGTTGCCTGAAAATGTAGGTTGATATAACCACATAATTAAACCCTCGTAGGTGTAGTCCTGAAGTATTTGTTTTCAGGATCGTTTAAATACTTTGCTAGTAGTTTGTTATCTTTCTTAATTGCGTCACCTGTCTCTTTGCACCACTGTTCCCAGACATTAACAGGGATTGACGCTACGGTTACCCCATTGTCTGTTCCCATTGCTGACGCTTTACCAAATGTAAGTTTGTCGCCATAGTTATTTAAGTTAAGTTTGTTCCTTTCAATAATAGGCTGTACATCTTGGTAAGTATTAATAGTTGCAGTACCGTCAATGTTGATATCCAGTTTCCAAGGACGAGAATCTGGGGTATCAAAATTCCATCCAGATGAACTCATAGCGGCATTGACCCTCTATCTTCGGTAATTGCTTTAAATTTCTTGTGAACATTCTTTGCATGAAGTTTAGCATCTACAGGTTTTTTTTCAGTGCTAACAGATTTCTTAGACTTCAATGCTTTCCTAAGTTCTTTCTTAGTAACCATCACATCTTTCTCCCGAAACCAAAAAGTTATAATCCACTTGTCTCCGTTTTCTGGAGGCAGACCCATGTGCAACGATGCAGGGTGTGGAACTTTGTCTTTGTCAAGGTTTCCAAACATAAGAACCCTGCCTTGTACTGCTTGTATGGCAAGTCCCAAAACAGGAAAGACTGTGCCACCACCATCTTGTACATCATTCAAGTACGCAATCATGGTGACACAGCGATTCCCACCTTCTTTTATCTTTGAAGATTTCGGCATCTCTCCCATTTCATCAGGAAGAAACGCATCGTAGTGTGGTTTGTACTCCTGCCCCGGCTGATACCTTTGAATAGTCACAGGTTCCAACCGGGTAGGAGGTAGACCGCACATACCGGACAACGCTTCAATAACACCGTCTAACACATTATTGTCACCGTAATCAAAGAAAGCGCCTTTACTGGTTCTTGCTTTGTCTTGGATATACTTACCATCACGGTTTATCAGATTATCACCAAGCCCTTTGTTTTCGGCAAGGTTAATTATGTGTTCACATAAATCAGGTGAAAGCACATTATCTTCAACAACAATCGTAGGAGTGTTATTGTATTTAATCAAGCGTCTTTAATTCCGATAACAGCCGCGTTAGCCAAACCATTCTTAGCACGAAGACCGTATTCAGCGATCATCAACTGTTTCACGCTGTCGCCAGTCTTGGCCATAGTTTCGGTCTGGAAAGGCCGTAGATAGTCAATTGACCAGAAATCATAGTCAAAGAAGTACAACTGGTTAGGCAGACACAGACGGCTAGGCACAATCTTCAGCGTACCAAAATCAGTCACCAGAACATCAATGGCGTTGATAGCGGTAGCAGGAGCCGCACCCGGCGCTTCTTTCTGAAGGTCAGCAATAACCGAACCACCAAGCGAACTAATTTTCTGCTTGAGGGAAGCATCACACATGAGATCGGTAGGTTCACCACCGTTGTCAAAGCAACGCTCCATAGCGAGGTTAATCATTGCCATCGTCAGAACTGCATCAGAACCCGAAGGGCTTGCTTTAGACGTACCGTTAGGATAACCAGCCGTAGGCGAACCTTGGTTAACGATGCCAACAACAGGAGAAGCCGAACCATCAATGATGTTTGACGTTCCTGCCGCCGCAGTACCAAGCCAAGACATTACAGCCGCAGTTTTACGAGCAGTACCCGTAGCGCCAGAAACAGCAAGGTCTTCAGACAGTAGCATCTTTTCCATATCACGCTTAATTTCTTTTGCGCGTTTGGCAAGTTGATACGCCTGACTTGACTTACGGCCTGCAAAATCTACAGCCTCCGCCGTGCCAGATGTCTGGACTGCTTTGTACGAAATCTGAGCATAGTTCTGCAAACGACGAGGCTCTGCAACTGCAAGAGCGTTCATGCTATCGTCACCTTCTAACTGCTGGTTAGCGGCGGCGGCGGCAAGTTCATCAGTCTGCCACTCAAACAACGTGTTGTCACATGACCCTTTGCCCACGCTTGACATAAACGGCGTGTCCATCGGGCTGATATTATAAATGATATTACTTAGGTCTTCCCTAATGCCAACGGCACTATAGGTAGTCCTAGTATTAGTTGCGATTGCCATAAAATGACTCCTTTATTAAAGTTCTACATAATCCTCAAACAGACTGGCGGCATCTTCCGCTCTTCCTGTCTGCTTAAGACGCTTCATTGAGGCAATACGTTTTGATTTGGCATCAGATTTCTTAGTAGAACCTTTGCCAGACCTAACTACTTTGGGTTTGTTCTTTAACTTTTTCGCTTTAACATCAGACTTTTGAAGCGCATCATACTTCTGCGCCTTCATCAGAACGATTAGCGATCTATGGTCGATTAACTCTTTAAGTTCTTCTTGTTTGAACCCTTGAGATAAAGCATAAGAAGAAAGTTCTTTTGCTAATTCATTTCTTTTTTCAGGCTCGTTCCATTCAGGCACAGCGGCTACTAACTTTTTGTGTTCTTCCTGAAGGGCCATCTGTTTGATTTTAGCAAACTCTTGTTTTTGTTTTTCCGCTTCCGCTCCTTGTTGGGCTTGCGCTTGCCTAACACGTTCTTGAGCATCACGAAACTCTTCTTTCTTAGTAACAAATGCTATGGGGTCTTCTTCTCTAAGACTTTCCCAATCAACATTTGCATATTGCTCTAATCCAACCATAGACTGTTGAACAACTTGTCCAAGTGCTTCTATGTATTGCTGACGCTCCGCCTGTGCCTGTGAAACTTCATTAGCCCACTGTTTTTGCAGTTGAGCCATTTCATCTCTTTGGCTTGCAAGTTCTTGCGTTTTACGAGTATAGTCAGAGTGTCGGGAGTACCCTTGCACAAGTTCATCAAGG